GCATTAAATATTACTCTAATATTTAAACTAACTCCTTCTTTCTTAATACTATTAATAGCTAGTTGTATATCTAATGGACCTATCCCCTCATTTAAGCAATTAAAGATAAAAGGTCTGTTTAAGTAATCTTTGTCTGGTAACTGTTCTAAAAAATGCTTGCCAAACTGCCCGGTTCTTACTATCTGAAAGTCATTATTCCAAAAGTCATATATAACAACGTCGTTAAATTCTCGGAACATCTAAACAACTATGTCCTCCATGCCAGCTATTCTTAACTTAACTATATAACCAAGCATAAAGTTCTTAGAGTCGAATCCTTTCATTATGCCTAACCAACAATTTCTAAGTAAAGCAACTTCGTTAATTAGTAGCTCAAAATTAACTACCTCATCTTCGCCATCTACATATTTTTCAGCATCTCTACTACTTAATGCTCTATTGTAACTCTCGAGATATTTTTTAAAATGCTTACGTCGAATCTTACGCAATTCGATATTTAAGTAGTTTAATACAGCCTCTATCTCTTGTAATTGATAAAAACGTTGCTCGGTAAACCCAGGTAACTCTTTGATATTAATTTCTACATTACCGTGGACTCGGACTTCCTTCTTGGCTTGTATTAATTCATTATTATAATAATCAATAAATGTCGGTATATTAGATAGGTCTTGTGTTACCTTAGAATACCACATTACTCTTCATAATCATCAGTGAATCCAAATGCATCTTCATCTTCTTCATAATCTTCTACTTCTATATGATCTAACAATGATTTCTTAATATGTCGATCTGTAGTTGATGCTGATATATCTTCGGCATTTATTAAATTTTCTGTTAATACAGTCACAAAATCATCCGCGGCTTCCTGAAATCCGCCTGCAATGTGCGGTCTTAATGCTTCCCATATTTCTAATGATAAATCTAAACTCATATCCTATCTCCTTTGTAATTTGGATTATTTATACCTAGGCAAGCCTCGCCATAGTTATGTGTTTTTTTGCTCGTCGCGTATAAACCCATATTAATCATCACTGTTATCTACCTCACCCATTCTTTTATCTACTTTCATATCCTTTATTACATCATCTAGTATCCCTTCGTGATTTTTTTCCCACTTCTTTCGAAAATGCTTAATCTCAGTCCCATCATTAAATGTATATGTATAGCTATTACCAGATCTTGATAATAATCCCCTTTTCTCCAACAAATCAAACATTCCACTGTATAGATTCATTCCTTCCGTATACGGAATTTTAACTTGAATATCCTCGAAAGGTTTTGCATATCTAGTCTTCATTACTTTACATCCAGCCCTAATGCCTCGCACATCAGTCACTTTGTTTCCATCTTCGTCTTCCTTTAACTTCATCTTCTTCATCGCAATGACAATGGAACTAGCATAAATAAATCCCTGACCCCCGGATATATTTGGGTCCGGATTATAAGGGTCTTGACTAGCATATGTGTGATTAGTTGCCACAATACCTACATTGTATGCACCAATCATATTAACCGTATTCCTAACCAATGCGGTTAGTGCTTTTGGTTTACGCCCTAAATCACCTTTAAGATCACCAGCTTCGAATTGTTTAACATCTGTTGGCGTAAGAAGCATACCTAAACTATCAATTACAAACAATACCTTCGGTCTATCTTCTTCATCCATTGCTTTATAACTATCCATAAACTCACTAATAGTTTTAGCAACATCGTCAATCATACACATACTAAGTTTCATTAGCTTATCTTCTGCTGTATCTACACCCAGAGCTTTAAGCCACGACTCATCTAATGCATTTTCACTATCAATCAGAACAACAAAAATGCCTTGTGCTTGTGCATTTTTTATAATGTTACCTGATGCAAAATACGATTTGCCGGCGCCAGATTCCCCTGCGAATACAGTCACTTTACCCATTGGGATTCCTTTATTAAAATCCCCACTAATAAGGTAATTCAACGCATAGCTACCTGTTGAGATCCAATCAGTTGGATCGTTAAAACCGATGGATAACCCATCAATTGATTTTGTTATACTCTTCCTAAACTTACTTACATCAAATGGCTTGTTACTCATTGACTACTCCTTTTATAAATGTAATGATATATATTTTTTCCAATAATGCCGCACTAACGACTCATTAAAGTCATCTAAATTCATTTCTGTGTATAGTTTTTGTGCCTGTCTAATAAACAATTTTTCGTTAAGTATACACGAATCTACATCAAAGATTAAGTGTTTTTGCTTAATATTAATTGGATAGAACTCGTGTATTTCTTCCAATATACCACTTGAATACTTATGCGTTAGTTTACTTATGTTATACCCAATAGAATAAAATTCTTCCCAAGATGGCCAGCTTTTGCCACGTAATAAATTAAATTTTTCAAAACATTCGTTTGCATTATCTATTTTCCTAAATCCACTGTCTTTTTTTTTGTATGATAATTGTTGAAACTGGTCAAAATTAACCAATGAAACTACCGTTGCTTTTGGGAAATTACACAACAAATTATTCATACTTGCAATACTATGTGTTGTCATAAAAAACAGCATATCTCTGTTTTCTATATCTAATATTGCGTTATTTGAAATAACTTCTCCTTTTTCCCATTGATCAAAAATATTACCATAGAACTGAATATCACTAAATTCATATGTCTTAACCCATCGTTTCATATCATGGCTACTAGCAGGCAATGTTTTTAACACTGTATTTAAACGATAATCATAGTCATCTGGATGCTTAGATAAATAATCTATGCTTTTATTATTCATTATTAATGTATACTTACTCAATGTCAAGACATTAATAATAAACTTACCGCCAGCATAAGTAGGAAAATGCATAATAACGCAACTACTCATGGGGTTTTAAATTATGTAAATAGCGTTTACTAAAATAATGGTCATAATTGAATTCAATTGTATCCATTTCCATATGATACAGATCATGCCAGTCATCAACAGATAAATTTGCAAACTTGGATATCATTTCTAGCAAACGAACTAATCTTTTTATTGGATTTTCTATCTTATCAAAACCATAATCAAATATTTTATTATATTTTTTAAATCCATAATATTTTTCAAGGTAATCATGCCATAACGGTTGTGCATACGATAAAAATAATCCCCTTGTTACTACGCTATATAAAAATTTTTCTGTTATAAATGGATAATAACCTGTTGCAATTGTTTCACTAACTATGTGAATAAAACTTTGTGTCAACTTATCTTCTAATAGGATAACATTACTAATGTTATAGTTTGCAATATCACCAACGGGATAATATCCCGTTCCGTAACAAGGATCAAGATGCTGTTGATTATCGGGTGTAAATTTAATAGTACTTTCACAGAAAACTTTATTGTTATTTAAAAATTTTCTAAATAAACGCATTTCATTGTCAGACATATCGAACCCTTCTAACTGTTCGTTTACATCACTGTTATTGTATGCGAAACATTTACTACAATAATTAGAATCGAAATACCCTTGATTATTAAGAAAGGCAACTAATATCTGTCTAGATACATGCGGTTTTCTATTAAAGCTACATATAAAATTTTTATAATCGATTATTGGATGTATATTATACTCACTCAATGATTCCAATAGGGCAAAATGTGGAGTGTTATCGCCAGCAAAACGAAGAGTAAAATTTTTATATGCCTGTTTTAACCTATAATCTACAATATATTCAATACCGATAACTTTATCGAAACCAATGCTTTCGATATAATCCAATACGTTGGTATGCATCATTTTATCAAACCCACCCAGGTGATCTCTCAGCACTAGTATTTCAGTGGATAAGATAGATTCGTCTAAGACACCATTATATAGATCAGTATACTGTTCTGGTTTTATTTGTATAAGTTTATTCTCTGACTTTTCTAATTGTAACATTATATTTTATTTTTGTCTACTATATAACTTGCCTATCTCGCCAAATATTGTATGTTTCTTGTACTAACTGATAACTAAACCCAGTTAAGTTTAATTGTTTAAATATCGATTTCATCTCGTTAATTGCAGTTGTTGGATTTAAAAATCGTTCCAAACTAATCCCGTTCTCCAACGTTAAGAAACGTTGCAATGAATTTTCTTTTATTATATAATTTTTTAAAAAATTGTATTGTTTAAATTCTCTAGTTGGCTTATTTTTATGTAAAAATTTATTAGCATTTTGTATACTGCTTTGTACACACCAATCTGGGTGATGTTTTTTAAAAATAACTTTATTATCTATTACCTTAAAATGCTTATGTAAAACTGCTAAATTCACAAATTTTTTTGCCTCTCTACTATCAACACTAACATGCATTTTTTTATATATATCAACAAATTTAGGTATTACTAGTTTATGTGTTACAAACATTATGTACAATCCCCTATTATTTGCAAACTTAATATATTCCTGATTTTTTAACAACGATTCAACTTCATTATATGTTATTTTATCACCTCGATTATACATAGCACTGTAAAAATCAAAATTAAATGGCAAAGATGGTTCAAATTTTAAATGATTATCTAAGTTAAAGGGAAATTTTTTATCAACGTAATGTAAAAATTTTTCATTAAAGCTTGTTGTATTTTTACTTTCTTCTATTTCCATATCCCAATGTGCAATCTCATTGCTACTTTGTAAAATTGTGGCAATTATTTTGCCCGCACCGCCTATTGGGTATTGCAACATAAAAAATTTCATTCAGCAAACACAGTAAGTTTCGTTAGATTGGGGTAGTCATTCCAATCCCATTTCTTAGACGGAACGTCGCGAACTTTTTTAAATTTTTGTAGACCATCTTGTGCTATTTCAGGCGTCATATAATAATGATATCCTACTACCGAAATATCTTGCTTGATCCACGATTCGAATGGATTACGCCCATCAATTACCATTTTTTTTAATAACAAATAATCGTTTTTATTGTCTAATAGTATCATTCCACCACGGGATAATCCTAAATGTTTTTTATGTTGGAAGCTCAAACACATATATGTATTTGAAATGTAACTATTTTCTTTCCATAAAACTGCGGCATCTATTATATTAGTTCCTTTAATATAATAATATCCAACCCATTCGTCATAATGCCAGGACCAATTTATTTTTAATTTATCTAAAGTAAACGGAACACTAATATATGTATGCATTGGGATACTTACATTATTGCTATTAGATACACGCAAACATAACTCAATTGCATGTGTGCAAGAATCTGTTGCTACAGAATACTTCGAACCAAAGTATTCTGCTATCTTATCTTCAAAATCATTAACTTTATCAAACATTAAAAATATAAAGCCATTATATGGTTTGTAAATCACACAATGGCTTTACTCCGTTACGCTTGTTGCCTAGCTCTAATTTGCGCTAGAATATCTTCAGCTTTAGACGCTGTATCCTTAGCTTCAACTTTAACTTCAGGCTCTACATTAAATGGTATATCATCTTCTACCTTAGCTTCTACCTTAGCTTTAACTTCTACATTAGATACTGCCTTAGCTTTAACTTCTACATTAGATACTGCCTTTTCTAATTCATCATCTTTCTTAGTTTCGGGTACGTTAAAACCAGATGGTCTGTAATACTTACCCCACTTACCTAGGTCATACGGTTGTCCATCTACACTAGCTTCGAACATTTCTTTAATTATTTCTAACTCGACTGCACCTGGTTTTTTAGGCAAGAAACTTTTAAGGTCATTTAATCCAAAAGTCTCAATAGCTTCTAGTTCTGCTTCTGTTAGTGCTGATTCTTTGCGTGACCAATTGCTTGTACTATAATCAGCATAACCACCTTTACTTCCTTTCGAAATTCTAAGATCAAGCCCATTATCGTAATCTGTCGGTAAATCTTCTAACTCTGGGTCCATAAGACTGTTTTTAATAATATTATGAATCTGTGGACTAATCATAAATCTACGAATTGGATTTTCTGGCGCATCTTCTTCTCCTAATGGATCTTGGTGTACAAACCCTTGATAGATATAACTACGCTTCTTCCAATATTTACGACCCATATCTTCTAATGATTTATCCTTAAACCATGGTCGTACCTCTGCGAGAACTGGACATACTTCATTAGGTCCATACATCTCCATACATGGAACTTGAACTATCACCTGCTTACTTGCCATATCGCCATCTTTAACGCCAGCGAATGGCAATTTAATCATAGCTCTCTCCACCCAAAAGAATGGATTGGTTTCATCTTTGTCCGGAAGGAGACGTAGAATTGCTTGCGATCCTTCGTCTATAGTCCAATGTGGGTAAACAGTGTTATCACCTGTAAAGGTTGATTTGTTTTCTTGTGCCGCTAAACGAGCACGGATATCTTTTAAACTTGCCATAAAATTTTTCTCCTTATATGTTTATGCCTATATTATGCTTAGATCCAACAACCCTTCGCGGGCGTTAGAACATCAATGCATACCCAGTAGTATACATTAAATTTATTTATGCGTCTATCGATTTTTTAATAATTTAGTCTTGCGCTAAGAATAGCAATAGTTCGCGGTGGATATCTTTTATAGATATTCCTTTAAACCATTCACCTTGAACATGGTATTTTTGAAAACGCTGGTGTAAGTACTTTTCAGCTTTGTGTGGATTTTTGCGCTCGTCTAGATATTCTAATTTAAGAA